GAAGACGCAGGGGAGGAAATGGATTACCGCGTAGGTGATGCGGCAATGTGGGCAGAGCATGACGGCGCAAGTGTGCAGCAAAGAATGTATGACGCGACTAATGGTAGGTTTTTAATGGAGCAATCACGCAAAGGGAGAATAGGGAACTTTGAGGAAGTGAGGGCAAGAATAGCAGGTGACGATGATGGCCCCATGTTGTATGTTACGGTTGGATGTAAACATTGGTGGCGCACAGTGCCGGATTTGCAATTAGATGAACGAAGACCAGAACTTGGTCCCGATACAGAGCAAGAAGACCATTGCTATGATGAAACACAGTATGCCTGTGCATCACGTCCGTATATCACAACTAAAGGCGATAGATTAAAAGCAGCTATACAGGAAGCTAAACGACAAGTGAGAAAAAATAGTTGACACGATAAATTGCAAAAGATAAAATGAATTCGCCTAGTAGTAGCTTGAACACCTTTGCTAGGCAATAACTTTCTGGTGGTTCGGAAAGGATTATATGATCTACGTATGGCAGACTGACCATCACATCAACGAGCATGTAAGTAAAGCCCTTCATGCCGGTATTCCTGAAAATATCATCAAACATACTAGTTGGGCTGATAATTATATCAAAAGCACCAATAAGCATACAGCTGTAGGATATGGCATCCTTCGTGGCACAGGTGATATATTTAAGCACAACGAACAATATGGTGTTGATTATTATATGGTAGACCGTGGATATATCAATCCGGGGCATTTTGATGGCTATTACCGTATTAGTAAGAATGGGTTGCAAGCTAAGTATGTAGAAAATTGGTTATGGGACGATAGGTTAAAAAAGCTTAAGTTTAAGCGCGAAGAGTGGTTTAACTCAAAAGGACGTATACTTGTTGTTCCTCCTTCGGAATATATGGAGGCATACCACGGACATAAACCTGGTTGGTGGGAAAAAGAGATTACACAGGTTTTAGATGGGAAGTCTTTCAAGGTGCGCCATAAATCAGACACGTCACCATTAGAACATGATTTACAGGACGCTAGTTGCGTAATAACATTTAATAGTAATGTTGCAGTAGATGCTGTGATTAAGGGAGTTCCTGTAGTAAGTGGAATGCATAGTATAGTGGGAAATTGGTCTCGAAATACTTTACAAGATGTTATCGATAATAAAATTCAACCAGAGACAAATGAGAGAGTAGACCAGTTATTAAGGTTTATAAGTTACAATCAATTCACATTAGAAGAAATTAAGAATGGCACGGCATGGAGGTTATTGCATGCATAATATATATATAGGATGGGACGCAAGGGAAGATGTAGCATATCAAGTATGTAAACATTCTATTTTACGTCAAGCTAAGAGGTTTAATATAAACATTATTCCTTTAAAACATAAGGAGCTACGTAAACAAGGTTTATTTTATAGGCCTTGGTTAACTCAAGCGCATGACGGTAATAGGGTTGATATGTTTGACCTTAAGCCATTTAGCACAGAGTTTTCACATACTAGGTTTTTAGTTCCTTATTTAAATGAATATAAGGGATGGGCGTTGTTTATGGATTGCGATATGATATTCACATCCAATCCAAAGAAGTTATTTGATCTATGCGATAATAAATACGCTTGTATGGTTGTAAAACATAACCAAAAGCCTATTGAAACTGTTAAGATGGATGACCAACCGCAGACTAAGTATCACCGTAAGAACTGGTCTAGTTTTGTGTTGTGGAACTGCGCACATCCTAAGAATAAACATCTTACTATTGATATGGTAAATCGGGCTAATGGTGGCGATATGCACGCTTTTAATTGGCTGGAAGACAAAGACATTGGTACTTTACCTTCGACATATAACTGGATTGAGGGGTTATCGCCTAATATTTCAGCTTACCAGTCTGCTAAACCAGATGTGATCCATTACACTTTAGGTGGGCCGTGGTTTCCTGAATGGCAGGATGTAGCGTACGCTCAACTATGGACAGAGGAATACGAATACTGGCAACGCGCTTGTGATAATGAATTTACTAACATACCTAGTACTAAATATGAATAAGATACGCAATAACATTGGCTGTATATTAGGTTCTATAGGAACTAGTTTTTTTAGATTCGCACACCAAGCAAGCGCAGATAAAGGAGCGAGCTTAGAAGTGCTTGGAGATACTAAGGGCGGCTATATATTCAGATTTGAAAAATGTGGTCAAAGTTTCGATTTTCCTATGCCAAGAGGAGAGGCTTATAAATTTGCTAATATGCTTCTGGAGGAAATAAAGTCATGAATAAAGAGTATATAGCCTCAGAATATCGCCGCATGCACGAAAAGAAAATGTTTGGTGGTGGTAGTATAGAAATGCATTTGCCAGAGATAAAGAAGTTAATACAGGAGTATGATTGTCGTAGCATCCTAGATTACGGCTGCGGAAAGGCAAAGTGCCATAAAGAGAAATTAGCCGACAAAGTGTATTTGTATGACCCTTATTGTTATCCTTATGACTTAAAGCCTTCTGATGATGAGTTATTTGACATGGTAATATGTACTGATGTTTTAGAACACGTCCCAGAAAGCGATGTAGGTAAAGTATTACATGAGTTAATGTTTTTTACGCATAAAGTTTTGTTTTTATCTATCTCCACGCAACCAGCGAAAAAGACATTTACTAATGGCGAAAATGTCCACGTAACAATTAAGCCTAAAGAATGGTGGGAATTGATGTTGCAGACTAACAAGGACATAAAGATTGTGAGGCATTACACATGAAACAAGTATGCGGTGTATGGTTTCCCGAAAGCGATACTCATTTTAAATTAGGGATGATTGACGAACAAGGCAATTACCAGAAAGATATATTCGACACTGCTATATCTTATGTGAAAGAGCCTAAGATATTTTACGATATAGGAGCGCATGTAGGGTTATGGTCATTGATGGCGCATAGGGCTGGATTTAAGAAAATAGAGGCGTACGAACCTAATTTAAAAACTTATGAATGCTTAGAAAAGAATTTGGATAATAAAGATATTAAACGCTTTTTATGGGCGCATGGAGTTAGCGAAGAACTCAGGTTTGTGGAAATAGTTGAAGTAGATATAAATAATTCTGGGGCAGTCACTATTAAAAAGCTGCCTAGAAAAGAAGGAAGCGGTCCATTTGTTAAGCCTATAAACAACAAACATCTCCATTGGGATATAGAATTGTATGATATTAAACCTCATGAATGCTTAGTTAAAATAGACACTGAGGGCATGGAAGCTGATTGCGTTCTTGGTATGGATAAAATTTTATATGCATTACGTCCCGTGGTATGTGTAGAGCAACGCACAAACCATGATGCATTAAAGATACTACAACAAATGGGTATGCAGGTAGTTCAACAAGTAAGAAAGGATTATATATTAACATGGAAAAACCAATAGTATTACTTAGTGGTGGGTTCGACCCGTATCATGACGGACATGCTAAAATGTTTGCGCAAGCTGCAGAGATAGGAGAGATATGCGTCATTCTTAATAGTGATGACTGGCTTGTTAAGAAAAAAGGCAAAGCGTTCATGTCTTTAACACAAAGAGCAGATGTGCTTAACACTGTAAAAGGTGTGACAACAATATGGGAATCAACGACGCTTAGTGATGTATCTAAGGATATAGAAGCTATCCGTAATCATATAGGCTTTAAACATAGATTCCTAATATTTGGCAAGGGCGGCGATAGAACTGCTAAAAATACACCAGAGCAAGATATATGTGAGAAGCTTAATATTCCTGTAATATTTGGCCTTGGTGGTAATAACGCGCAAAGTAGCAGCCATTTATTAGCAAGGTGGTCTAATGGGTTTGATTTTAGTCAAGCTATTATTGAAGAAGATAGATTACATGGTTGAAATGATTTCCGGATTTATTGGGTTTATAGTAGCGATATTTATTATAACTAAAACTTTAGGAGACAGACAGCAAACTAGGGGTGAGTATTGGGCGATTAAAAATTTAAAAGAAAGAGAGCAGTATTTATTTCAGGTGCGACAAAAGAAGATACAAAATAAAATGGTTTATAAAACTTTACCTC